TTGATTGAAAATGCAGTAGATATGGTTGAAGTTGATAGAGCGGATTCATTATATGTTATGACAACACCTGATACTGACGTTGATGGTGTGGCTTTAACACCTAGTGAGGCAGTTGACTTAGTAGATGACTCAGGAATAGATTCTAACTACTCTGCCACTTACTGGCCTTGGATTCAAATGAATGATACGGAGAATAACAGATACGTTTGGTTACCACCAACTGTAGAGGTTATGAGAAACATCGCACTTACCGATAACATTGCGTTCCCTTGGTTCGCAGCAGCAGGTTTAAATAGAGGTACAACAAACGCAGTTAAAGCAAGAGTTAAACTTAAATTAGATGATAGAGATGACTTATATGAAGGTAGAATTAATCCAATGGCAACATTCTCAGATGTAGGTGTTGTAATATTTGGTAACAAAACACTTCAAGTTAGAGAAAGTGCACTTAACAGAATCAACGTTAGAAGATTATTGTTACAAGCAAGAAAACTTATATCTGCAGTTTCTATCAGATTGTTATTTGAACAAAATGATGAGGTAGTAAGAAACCAATTCTTAAGTTTAGTTAACCCAATCTTAGATAATATTAGAAAAGAAAGAGGTTTAACAGACTTTAGAGTAGTGTTGGATGATACACCAGAATCTATCGATAGAAATGAGTTGAATGGTAGAATTTTTGTTAAACCAACAAGATCTTTAGAGTACATCTCAATAGAATTTAATATCACAAACACTGGTGCAAGTTTTGACGATATCTAATAATAATAAATAAAATTAAAAAAAATAAAAATGAAAATTAAAAAAAATGGAAAAATCATTACTCTTACTGAAAGTGATTTAAAAAGAATTGTTGGGGTTGTATTAAGAGAGGAAGCCGAAAGTGATCCAAAGGATGATTTGGCTAAATGTTGTAAAGATGCTGGTATTAAACCACCTATGGCATGTGTGTCAGGTGATGCTGCTAAATGTGTGGAGGAATTGGCAAAAATGGTTGCTAGTGATCCACTTGGTATGGGTATGAAAGCCGTAACTGCTTTAAATTGTCTTAAAGACAAAGGTAATATGCCAATAGAATATTAAAAAAAACAAAAAAAATCATTTTTTAAACCCATCCTATGATGGGTTTTTTTATTTTTACAAATATTTATATGATATGAATATTAAAATTAGTGAATCACAATACAAAATTTTAAAGGAAACAAAGAAAAAGGTTTACTCATTTGATTGGGATGACAATATTCTTAATATGCCAACAAGAATACATTTAGATTATAGTATTAATGGTTTAATGTGGGCACCGATATCAGTTTCTACAGAACAATTTAGAAGTATCAGACATAAAATAGGGACAGAGTTTAGATATCTCAACAATGATATTAAACAATCTTTTAAAGATTTTAGAGATTATGACGCATTTATAAGAGATGTAAAAGAATCACTAAATTATAGAAGTTACGGACCAAGTTTTAATAAGTTTAAAGAGGCTTTAATTAGTGGTAGTGACTTCTCAATTATTACTGCTAGATCTAATTCACCACAAGCCATAAAAGACGGTATTAAGATACTAATTGAAAAGTCACTCAATTGGGATGAGAGAAAAGAAATGGAGAAAAATCTAAATGGTTTATCTATCGATGAGTATTTAAATTTACAGGATTATCATCCAGTTTCTTCTGAAGAGTTTTTAAATAAATTTGATTTAAATGTGAGTGGTACAAATCCTGAAAAAGGGAAGGAGATTGCCTTTAGAAGTTTTGTTGAAAAGGTGGTGAAACAAATTGGTAATATAAAAAATAATTCAGAGTTTGAAGGGATTAGTGTAGGTTTTAGTGACGATGATGAAGATAATGTTAAAATAATAGAAAAATTAATAGAGGATGAGTTACAAAAATTGTATCCTGAAATAAATTTTATTATTTACGATACATCTGACCCTAAAAATCCTAAAAAGAAAAGAATAATTATAAAAAAATAATTTTTTTCAAAAACAGAATATTTATATAATAAATAATACAACTATAACAAAAAAATTAAAAACAAATTAAAATGGCGGATTTATTAATGAGAATGCCTGTTCCTTATGAACCATTAAGAAAGAATAGGTTTATTTTGAGATTTCCTGATGAGTTAGGAATTCAAGAGTGGTGGGTATCTACTACGTCAAGACCAAAATATACAAGTGATGAGGTAGCGATACCTTTCCTAAATACTGAAACATATGTTATCGGTAGATTTAGATGGGAATCAATTTCCGTAACGTTTAGAGATCCTATTGGACCTTCTGCAACACAAGCGTTAATGGAGTGGGTTCGTTTACACTCTGAATCAGTAACTGGTAGACAAGGATATGCTGCAGGTTACAAAAAAGATGTTGAGTTAGAAATGTTGGACCCAACAGGAGTTGTTGTTCAGAAATGGATTCTTCAAAGTACTCAGTTAAATGATGTTGACTTTGGTGGGTTAGATTACTCTTCTTCAGACTTAGCGGATATAACCTGTACACTTCGATTTGACAGAGCGATAAACGTATTCTAATACTGTTTATTTACATATTTACAAAATCCTTACCGTATATATATTATATGGTGAGGATTTTTTGTTTATAATAACTTTTTTTATAAATCCTCAATATTTATATAAAAAGAAAAAAATGAAAAGAAATATTAATACTTTAAACGAAGAGATTGAGAGAATGAAGTCTCTTTTTACTGAAGAGAGAATGTTCGGTAATCTTATAACTGAGGACGTTAGTGGTAATCCTGTTGAGGATTATTCAAATATACTAAAAAGTGATGGTTTTGAACAGGATCAATTGAAACCTGAAAGTGAAAGATATACTAAAATATTTAACCAATATAATATTGTTAAAGTTAAAAATGCTATAGAAACTAATGATCCTGATGAAGATATTAAAAAAATTGATTTTAATAGGGCAACTTTACAACTTTCTATTACTTTAAATAAAGATTCTAACAAAATTGTAACATCTTGGGAAAGTACATTATCGTTTGGTGCAGATAAAGAGTTAAAATATGTCGTTGACGAGATTAAAGATAAATTTATTTTTAAATCTACTAAGGATAATGTCAATGTTGACGATTTTAAAAAACAGTTAACTACGGTATTGGCTTCGGATTGGTTTAAATCTAAATCGGGTACTAATCCAGAGTTCTCTACAAAAAAGGATGCGGGTGATGTTAAACAACAAAGAAAAGACGATGTTAATGCAACTGGAAAAGAGATTAATAAGAGTAAAGAGGAATGTAGAGATCATATAAAGGATATGTACAAACAAGTAAGACAAGGTAAAACTAAAGAAGAATTCGAAAAAGAAGATATACAGGGTGTAGAGTTTTGTATGAAAAACTTCTACCAAACTTTTGAGAAAGAAGGTTTGTTTAGAAAAGGTGATGAGATACGAATAATGTATAAAACATTGGGTCTTAAACCAACCGAAAAAATGATAGAACTTGGTGCAGGTAAAGATGATGAAGAAATTACTGGAGATACATTTGACGATGCGAAGGCAGAAGGTGGTGTAGAAGGAGAAAGATATGTTGTTAAAAATCAAAATGGTACTAAAGTTGCAATTATTAGAAAGGTTGGGGCAAACAAATTTAATTTCCGTTCAAAAATGAACGTTCCATTAGTAGATAAAAATGATAAGGGGAATATCAAATTCAGAAAAGAATATGTAAGTTTTATATATAAAGAATTGAACATTGATCCAAATAAACAAAGAATTGTGATTCAAAAGGCAGTTGAAACAGATAAAATGGATGTTGGTTCGTTTGTACTAACTAATGTTTAATAAAAGTTATGACTCATAATATATAATATGAAAAAAAGAGTAATAATATCTGAAGAACAGTTTAAAAGGGTATTTTTAACGGAACAAGATCCACCTAAGAAAAAAGGTAAACCTATGGGTGCACAAGTATCACCACCAAGTCCTTTTAAGGGAGTGGGTGCCATTAAAGTTGCACCTGATGATGAGTTATTTAAATATCATATAAAAAACAAATCTGATGGTGACAATTTCAGGAAATGGGTTAGAAGTAATAATAAAAGATTATCTAAAGTTATTACTGAATTTAGGAAAAAAGGAATGTCAGGTACGTTAGATGAAACAGGATCATACAACAACGAATATATGAAAGTTGCTTGGGGTGTGGTAGGAAAGGAATATTTATCATCTAATAAAGGTAAAGGATGGGAAGGTGTGGATGATTTTGCAGGTTTAGATACTCAACATCCAGCATATGATAGAACTTTAAATAGTGCCGATGGTGTATCTATCACTAAACCAACATATGAAAATTATAAAGAATATAGAAACTTTCAGTCCTCTTTAAAGAATTGGGATATAGTTCACACTTACTTTGGATGGACGGGTGAGAGAACGGTAAACAGTGATAAGATATCGGATATATTAAACAGTAAAATAGGTGCCTCAACATGTATTAACCCTTCATATATAATTGAAAAATTAGAGGAGTTGAAATTTGATATGATGAATTCTGCTCTATCTGGAGGTGTAGTTGGATCAGATGATGTAGAAAGGATTTTGACTAGTCGTTCTTTCGATGATAAACTAAAAAATTATTTTGGTGACTTATCTATAGGGTTTAAACCTGAAAGACCAAAAGAAATGGTGGATAATACATATACAGGTGGTCCTAGAGATGCCAATGATATGAATACTATGGTTTTAGATCCTTCAGGTGGATTACAACGTAGTTACTATCAAAATTTACAAAATATTAATCAATTAAATGTTGCGGCACAAACTAAATACAATAATGATTTAAAAGATTATAATGAAAAAATAGAATTGCAAAAAAAATTAAATAGTTTAGGTGATGAATTTAAAGAAAATTTAATTTTTTACAATAAATATGATAAAGTTTTAGAGATAATCGATGAACATAATATTATAATTTCTTTACAAACGAAAGAAAGACATGAAAATGCCTGTTCAAATCCAGTTTATAAAACAGTTTCTTTACCTGTAGGTTATGGGGCACCAGGATCTGGTGGACATTCACCTGAAGTAGATGAGACTTTTGAATGGAGTGATGTATGTAAAAACAATGGTGGTATGTTTATGACACCAACAAATCCTTCAGTTAGGTCAACAGGAATGTCAAATATAGGATTTACTGATAATAAAACTATTTGTTGTTGTGTTAAACCAAATGGTACTGCAAAGGTGACTGTCAATGGGGTTGGGGGTGACTATGTTGTGGATATTAACATTAAAGATTGGTGTGGTAAATCTATTGGAGATATTAGAAGTGGATGGGAAAAAGTAGAGGATTGGACATCTGATTGTGCGTCTGATTGGCATTGTTTAGCAGATATAGGTTCAATAGTTTCATTGGCATTTGGTCCTGTGGGGATATTGGTTAGTGGATTAATAGATTTAGTTAGTGCGATAGGTTATGTTGTAGAAGGTGATGAAGGATGGGAAATTAATAGCAGTTTAACTGCATTAGGTGCATTAGGTGGTTTAGGAGAAGCATTAAAATTGGCAGGTAAAGGAAGTAAATTTACCGCCAAATTAGGTGAGTTAGGTAAAATAACTACACAATATGGTGATGATTTAATAGGGTTAGAAAGAGAAATCGCCCAATGGTCAAGAACATTAAATCCTGAAGAGTTGAAGATGTTTGATGAATTTAAAGAATTATTAAAGAAGATTGACGATCCAAAATATAGAGATTTAATTACTGATTTAAATAGACAAGCAAAAAATTTAGATTCACAACAAAAGGGTGTGTTAACTAATATATTTAAAAACGAAGATCCTAAAAAAATAGAAGAATTATATAATAAATCTGGTAAAGATTTAAATAAGATGGTTAATTCATACTTTAAAGGTGTGAAACAATTTGTGATACAAGGTTCTCTATTCGCAGGATTATATGTATTTAGTGAAGACATTGCAAAAGGGTTACAAAACCTTTATTTAAATTACGGTTTTGACCCATTAGGAATATTTACAGAAACAGGTGAAATAGATCAAGAACAATTATCTCCAGATTACACTGACATCATTTCTAATGATGAGAAAATTGATTTATTAGCGGATAAATTAAGTGAGAGTGGTTTTATAGATAAAGATACTTTTATTGAAGAGACTACATTATTAAGTAATTTTTCTATTAAAATTTCAGAAATTTTAAAAAGTAGTATTGGGAATTCTCTTTTAAATTCAGTTACGGCACTTAAAAAAGAGGTATCATATCAAATTGATGGTAGGAGATATAAACACAAAGATATTAAAGAAGTTACTGATTTAGTTATACCTATTTTAGATGGGATAATTAATAAATCTGTTGGTGAACCAGAATCCATCCAAAAAATATCTAATGTTATTATTAAATTAAAAGATATTGAAAAACCTAAGGTACCAAAAGAAGAAAAGACTGCAGTAATTGCAACAGGTAATAAAAAATTAACTCCTGACGAAATAAAAACTTTTCAAAACTTTTTATTAGAGGTGGAGGAAGAGGTTGATGATGAAATCAATAAAAATGAATCATATAAAAAATCAAATATGAAACTAAACGAAGAAATAAAAAGAATAAAATCATTATTTACAAATGAAAGGTTATATGGTAATTTAGTAAATGAAGTTTGTGATAATGAAGCAGATGCAATTAATTTTCTTAAAGATAAAGGGTATATTGTAAGGGCTGGTAATGAAGGAGATTTATGTTTAGGTCCAAACACTGAATTGGGTGTAATTTATGAAAAATATAAAAATGATACTACGTTATCTTTTCAGTCGGGTACATCTCCAGATGGTTGTTACTTAGGTATATTTAGGAAAACTAAAGTTGATAGGGAACAACATTTTTATTTAGTAAATCTTTTTGAAAAAGAATTAAATGAAAAGAATAGATTTAATATGTATTATATGTTTAATGACTACGATGCATGTGAAAAGGTAATTAATGTTGGTGGTAGATCTTTAAAACTAATAATTACAAAGGATGGTTACGATGATTCGACTGGTGTAGTAGGTAGTGGTTTAAAATTTGTTAAGATTGAAGGTTTTTGGGAAAAAGATGGGTCTGATTACAAACTTAAAGGCTCTAGTTCAGTTAAGTTAATGGATAAAAATAATAAAATGATTAAACTTTTATTTAATATTAATATTCTCGGTACTAATGTACCTATTAATTTAAATAGTTTAGTGGATTTAGATAATAATACAGGAGGTAGCGCTGAAATATTTAAAGACAGTACAGGTACTTGTGTTACATTATCTTCGTTTTTAGAAGAAAAGTTAGTTTCACCTTTAAGTGGGGAATTTACATTAAGTGATTTAATAAGTAAAATGAAAATATAATTTATGAAAAAGAATTTAAATTTAGATAGAAATAAGTTTAGACTTATGATGGAACGAATTGAGGGTAGACAAACGTTCAATCAAGTAAGTGAAGGTATAAAAATGATTATTACGGAAGGAATCGGTGATGATTTAATTAGACTTTCAAGAAGTTTAGTGAGAGGTATGGGTTCCAGTAGTGAACTAATGATAAATAGAATAGAGTCTGCCATTTCATCTATGAGTAAGGCAATAGATGATTATGATTCAGCAATTAGAAATCTTACCTCAGGAGGTTCTTTTGAAAATTTAAAAAACTTATTAAATGCGAAAAGTTTAAGAGTTACTATGGATAATTTTAGTACTCAATTTGCTAATACGTTAGGGAACTATTTTAAAGAGTTAGGTGTGGTAGTAGATTATACTGCAATGAAAAATTATATTAGTGGTTTGTCTAATGAAATACCAACTGACTTACTTAGAAATCTTAATGAATCACAAATTAATGATTTAATTAGTGTTAATTATTTGATGTCACAATTAACTAAAACTGATTTTGCTTTAGATAAATTAAACAAAATAAGTGAGATGTGGAATAAACTTAATAAACCAGAAGATTTTAGATCACTTGTTTTAGGGTTTGTCAGTGAAGATGGTGTCAAATCAATAGATGAGATTGAAAATACAATTAAAATGTTAGATGATTTAAAAAATGGATCTACACCAAAAGAATTAGAATTATATGACATATGGAGGAGAATCAAATCTCAAGTTGGGTTGGATGAGTGGGATGGTACTGATTTTAAAACCTTATTTAAAAAAGCCTTTTCATTAGATCCAAAATATAAAGTTTTAGAAAGTAGTTTTTTAAATAAACTAAAAATATGGCAATCAAAAAAACTATCACTTACATTAGATAAAATTAAAAATAAAGATTTAGATTGGGATAATAGTATAGTTTTTTACAATAAAAATAATGATCCTGAAACTATTTTTATTTTAGAATTTAAAAGTAAAAAAGATTTAGATAATTACAAACAAATATTAAAAGATGGTGGGATAGATTTTACTGAGGCTAAGACTAGAGAAAATGGAACAAATGCGGTAGAAGAGTTGGCTAGAAGAGACCTAAGAATTAGAAACATCAAAATTGGTATCTACGTTACAATAGCATCTTCAGTTATTATTGGGGCATCTATATGTCTTTTATCTTCGGATGAATTAACACCAGAACAAATTGCATTAAGGAAAAAAGGTGGCGGTGATGGAGCCATTAAAGAAAAAGGTATATTCACTAAATTAGCGGAGTGCGTTGGTAGTATTTTTCAATCTATTAAAAATTTAGGTAAGGATATTGCAATGTCAATTTTTGAGGAGGATATATTAGGACCTATGCAAGAATTTAATGGGTATATCTTAACTGAGGTAGATAAAATATGTCCTAAAGACGATAGTGGTGACAAAAAATGTTGTATGGACTGTAATAACGATGAAAAGTTAAAATCTATTATTGCAAAACCAGAGTTTTGGAATAAATATGAAACTGCAGTTAGAAATATTGATCCTAATATATTAAAGGGAAAAGTAACAGGTATGGGCGTTGAAGATCCTGAGGTAATAATACAGGAAATTCTAAATGAGGCAAAAAACAATGAGAGTGTAAGTAAGTACTTAACTAAAGATGGAAAACCTATGAGTTTTGTAGAAATTCTAAGAATGGAGTGTAATAAGAAAGCATTACCTTGTGTAGAAGAAAGAGTTAAAACTCTTTGGGATGAAATTTTAACTATTGTCGAATCTAGTGATTGTAATTCATTACAAAATGAAGTTAATGTAAAAATTCAAGAAATGAAAACTTATGGAGACGCAGGATATCTAACTGTGGATGTAAGTGACAAAAATAAAGAAATCCCTAAAGTTTACATTGATATAATGAAAAGATCCGATATATTTGGTTCCGTAACTACAGTAGATGAATTTTTCATAACATTAAATAATTGGATTAATAAGGTAGTAATTGAGGCTAAATGTAACACAGGTTCAGAAAGTACTGAAGTTGTAAATGCGGAAAACGTTGTCGATGAATTTACAAAATGGTGTGATGAAAATGGTAAAGATGAAACCAAATCAAAAAGTTTAATGGAGTTTCTTTGGACAGAGGGTGTAGCACAATTAGATTGTGGTGGTGGTGCGGACAGTATTGAAGGAATGTTTAGTCCAACTCAAGAAAGAAAAACTATGACTAAATATCAGGTATTTTCTATTTTCGATGAATATTTCAAACCAATATTCCCATCTATAGATAGAATGGATGATGATTGGGATGACGCTTTCAACTACTGGTACGATAAACAAAAAAGTTTGTGTAATTATTAATTTTTTAATATTTACAAGAAATAAAAGTTTTATATAATATAATTTATGAGTGATAACCAATTAAGTCCAGATTATGTTCCAGAGGAATATAGGACACCGTATGATATTATAGAATTACCTTCACAAGGTATCCTATACAAAAATAAAGTTAAGTCAGTTAAGGTAGAATATCTAACTGCAATGGATGAATCCATATTAACTTCGCCTAATATTTCTAGTGGTGGTAAAATAATAGATGTACTATTAAAAAGAAAAGTTAAAGATTTAGGTTTTAACGTAGAAGATTTATTAGTTGGTGATAGAACCGCACTGATGATTTATTTAAGGGTTACTGCATTTGGGGAAGAATACAATCAATTAGTTTATAGTCCAAGTTTGGGTGAAATCGTTGAGGGTACAATTAATTTATCTACTCTCAAACAAAAAAAATTAACTGTAAAATCTGACGAAAATGGTGAATTTGACTACGTTTTACCAAAAACTAAAAAAAGGATAACTTTTTCACTTTTAACTGGAAAAGATGAGGAGGTAGTTGATATTAGAGATAAAGAAGATTCAAAAAGAAATCCTGATGGTGTGTCTAACAAAATCATTTTAAATTTAGAACAACAAATAAAATCCATTGATGGTGAAAGAGATAAAATAAAAATCTCAAATATAATTAAAAAATTACCAATTATAGATTCTAGATCTTTAAGAAAGTATATTGATGAGATAACACCAGGATTAGATTTTAAAACTACTGCAAGGACTCAGGGGGGAGAGTCCGTAGAAACCTTTCTTAGATTCAACTCGACTTTTTTCTGGCCTGAACTCTGAATATCTAATGTATCTTCATAGAGAAATTAATTTCTTAGTTAGATATTGTGGGTACACATATTCCGATCTGATGGTTATGCCGACATTCTCAAGAAGAATAATGGTAAACGAAAATCAGAAAAAATCTGATTAATTAATATTTTATCATTTTTATAATATTTATATAAAAATAAATGCGTTATGGTATATAAAAAAAATGGTAGAGTATTAGATATTATTTCTTATCTAAATGAATCCATAGATCATCTTTTAGAACAAGATGTTGTTGTCACACCATATGGAGGTGATAATGTGAAAACAAAAAAACAAAAATTCATTGTAGTTGAAAATGGTCAATTACCACCTAACACAGATAATGAATTCTATATAGAATTAAAAGATGCACTAATGTATAAAAGTGGTGTTAAAGTTGGTGATGAAATAGAAATAGAGGTAGCCGATTTAGATTCTATGGATGAAGAAGGTATTTTAGAATTCCTTAAATCAGATGAAATTGATGCAAAAACTTTAGAAAAAATAATTTTAGGACAGAGAACTACTTTAAGAGTAGGTGGTAAAATTATTAAATATGGTCCTAGAACTCTTAGAAAAATGCAACAAGCCGCTAAAAAGGCAGTAGAGGCTAAAAGATTCGTGGACAAGTATGGTAAAAAATCAGAACATAGTTTATGTTATTGTTTACGTTTATTTGATGAACATACTGATGATGCCACAGGTGACGCAGACAAATCGATATATCTAACAGATGTTGAGGATCAACCAGATTTTATACAAGAAGAATTAATCAATACTTGGGATTTTTGTGAAAGTAAATACGGTTCTAAAATTAATAAAAAAGATGATAGACAAGATACAAAAAAAAGTTGCGATTTTTTAGAAAGTTGGTATGAGGAGGGTGAGTCAATATTAGATGATTTAATTTCAGATTTACAAAAATCTTTTAAGGTTGTTGGTTATGATAAAAAATCGAGTGAAGAAACTAAATATAATAAAGAAAAAAAGACACCTGCAGAAAAAATAATATTACACGATTATGTCGAAATAGAATTTAGTAGTGATGTAGTACATACACCTAGAGGTGGAACCCCTAATGTTTTATTTAACAGTGGTGATATTATTTTATTTGAGATATTAAAAACTTATGGTTCTGCAAATGATACTGTTTTAGTACAACATGGTGGGGATAAATTTATTTTAGGTTTTGAGACTGCTACAGTAAAAAAAGCACAAAGTGATAATACTTTTTGGGTTTTAGATAGTAGTGGTGCAGTAAGTAACATCAAAACTACTTGGGACGGTAAGATAAAATCTTTTAGAGATAATTAAAAATTTTTATGGCAACAGGAGACGATATTTCAAAAAAAATGGAGGAGTTGGTTAATAACCTTAAACTCTATTCAGAAAAAATTAGTATTGGTGAACTTGAGTACGAAAAAGAAAAAATAAAAGAGTACGAAAAACAAATTAAAGCCTTAGAAAGGAAAAGAGATGTTGCAATCGAAAGCAATGATATTAGCGATGAAGAAGTTGAAAAAACCAAAAAATTTCAAGGATTATTAAAAGATAGTTTAAAAACTCTTAAGGCGATGGGTACTGCAACTGGGCAGATTTACCATAATATTGCCGCAGCAGGTAACGATTTTAGATCATTTTTAATAGACTCAACCAAACAACTTAAATTGGCTGAGGATATGGCTCGTTCCTATAAAAAAATAGGTGTAGAGATCGGTATGACAGGTAAGAATGCCAAATTTATGGAACAAAGTTTCAAAGGGGCTCTACCTGCAATGTTAGAAATGGGTTTAAGTGCGGATGATTTATCATCAATTTATACCGATATTAGTAACGCAACAGGAAGAGTAAGTACACTTACCAAAGAAGATGCTATTAGGATAGGTGCAGTAGCAGAATCTATGGATATGTCTGCCTCTGAATCTGCATCAATGGCGGAATCATTTATGTTAATGGGGGTTAGTACAGAAAAAATGGAGGATCATATTTTAGAAACATATAAATCCTCTCAATCTATGGGATTAAATGCAACTAAAGTAATTAAAACCTTACAATCGAATATGGGTAGTTTGCAAAGTTATTCTTTCGCTGGTGGTGTTAAAGGTATGACTGAAATGGCTAAACAAGCAGTAAAAATGCGTTTGGACGTGTCAGATGTTTTAACTATGGCAGATAAGTTCTACCAACCTGAGGCGGCAATTGAAGCGGCTGCAAATTTACAAATGTTAGGTGGGGATATCGCAAAGGCTTTCGGTGATCCATTTGAAACAATGTATATGGCTAGGAATAAACCTGAAGAGTTAGCGAAGAAAGTTGGTGAGATGACTGAGAATATGATGCAGTTTAATGAAGAAACAGGTGAATATGAGTTTCCTGCGGAAGTTAGAATGCAATTGAAATCAGCGGGAGAACAATTAGGTATTAATACAGATAAAATGATTGAGATGGCTAGACAGACATCTAAAATCAAAGATATTAAAATGAAATTTACCTCTGTTGGAGATGATGAGATGAAAGAAAGTTTAGCATCTATGGCTAAATTTAAAGATGGTAAATTTGTAATAGAAACGGAGAAATTTGGTGATTTAGGTTTAGACCAAGTTACTGATGATATGGCTAAGACTATAATGGAAGAAAATCAAACTTCTGAAGAAAGTCTTAGAGACATTGCAACTAACACTAAAGTGATGTCTGATCAGATAACTAATATGCAGGCAGGTGGTCAAGCAAAAGTTGCTGGTTTAACAAATATATATGAATTAACCGCAGATGAAGTTGCACCTATGATGCAAAGTATGAAAGATGGTATAGATACATTAGCAACTGAATATATTAATAAAGCAGATGTTTTTATTAAAGATATGTTTAAGAATAATGAAGGTGATAAAAGTTCTATTGACACTGCAATGGAAGAAATGCAAAATTTGGGTACAGAAATTAAAGATGGTACAATTAAATCTTTTCAAGAATTAACTAAATCTTCAGAAAAATTGTCAGAAACATTAAATGCAAACGGAGATGGTGGTTTAGGTGGAGGAACGGATGATTTAAATGATCCAGGTGCAGGTGACTTTTTAATGAGATCTTCGGGGGCAATGACTAAATTTTCAACAGAGGATGATGTTGTTGGAGCAAAAAAAGGTGGACCAATTGATAGATTATTTAGTAATGGATTACCTTCTAATGGTGCCCCGTCTAGTTCATCTAAAGTTGAATTTGGTAGTTTAAATATAACAGGAAGGATAGAATTAGTTTCACCTGACGGTTCTACAAAAAATATGGATATGGCATCTATAAAACCAATGATTGAGAAAACTATTATTTCTCATTTAAATGGTCAATTCAGAAATGGTGGAGTTGCATCTAGTAAAGAAGCAACAGATTATATGGCATCTTAAAAAAAATAAAATTATTTTTGATTTACTATTGACTTTACAGAAAATTATTACTATTATTGCAAGGACCAGTTTATTCAAGAAATAATTCTAGATTTTTAAATAAACAAGAATACTCGAATATATTATATAATAAATAATCACCTGAATTTTATAGACCTAATATTTATATAATAAGAAAATATTATATATGGCAGGAATATTAGATTATAATAAAGGTATTTATTCTACACAAGAATTTAGGAATAGGTTATTAAATAGAAATTTACCACCACCAGTAAACGAAACATTAGTTCAGTCAGGACTTGTATCTAAATTACAAGACATTGGTAAAGTTATTAATGTACCTGTGATGGGTACTCAGAGTGAGAATATTCCTATCCATTATAACGAAGAGAAAAAATTATTTCCTTTAGGTACATTATTTAGAATGACACAAAATGTCAATTTAAATAAATACAAACCACAAAATGATCAATACATAACTTTTGAATTAACAGTACCACCTGTTTTATGGTATCCATTACCTACATCATTTGGTCCTAAAACAAATGGATTTTATCCAATATCGTATAATCAAGATCAATTCACATTAATTAATAATGGAGTTAAAAAAGGTGTAGACTTTCCTTTTAATGTTATCGATACATATAAATCACTAAATTTTCAAAAAGAAACTTCGTTAGGTATTATTGGAGGACAACAATTGGAGAAAACAATTATTGATAAAATTGGTCAAGTAGAAGGATTCACCAATGATGAACAATTAATTCATGGGTATATTACCCAACCTATAGGTAATAGAGTTAACGAATATGTTAATAGAATGAGAGGTAGTGCCCAATTCTATAATACATTACCAAATGCGGCAGTTGGTTGGAATGAATATAATAGTAGTGTTAAATCAGGTGATGAGTTATTAAAATCAAATTTAGATATTCAAGAAGGTGTTGAACCAACTCTATCAACTGAATTGAGAATGAAAGTATTGTTTGAAAGAACAAGTACCCAACAAGTTTCCTTCGCATTTAATCTTTTGAACAGAAATAGTTACAGACCACAATATGAAGATAGTAGATTGTCAGGTACGGATAACGCAGGAATTAATTCAAGATACTATGTTGGGACAGAAAGAAATACCAACAGAGGTAATAGGATAACCACAAGATTTACTAGTAAAGACTTTAATGGTGAAACAGATAATACTGGTAATGGGTTAAGAACTACTATTGAAGGTGTAGGTGAACCATCAGGTGAAGAAAATAAATTTTTCTGGACAACTGGTGGGGAACAAAACTTTAACCCTAAGACATTATTATATAAAACACAACAATTAGTTAATAATAGTGAAAACGATGTCTTTATTAACCAAACTAAAAAATACTTTAGAGATAAAGAACAAGATAGGGTTATAAGTAGAGGTAACGCAATTTCAGAATTGTCTTTATTATCTATTGAGGGTAACACAAATTATTGTAGGGTGTGGACAGTAAACGATAGATACAGTTATTTCAACGCAATAAGGAACACAGGACTATTCTTCAATGCGGAGAGCCCTGGTGAAGGATTTTCATCGAGACAAGATAAGGCATCACTTAGTGTTTTAATGGAGAATGGTATACCTAAGTATCATCCTAGTATATTAGATTCAAAGACTACTAGGAAGAAATTTATGTTATCTTTGGAAAATTTGGCTTGGGCGGATAATTTATCAGATTTACCTTTATTTGAAATTGGTCCTGGTGATCCATTAACAGGTACTAAAGGTAGAATTATGTGGTTCCCACCTTATGAACTTACATTTGATGAGAATACTAGTGCAAATTGGACACCTACTGAATTTATCGGTAGAAGTGAACCTGTATATACATATAACAACTCTAAAAGAAGTGGATCCTTATCTTTTAAGATAATAGTCGATCACCCAAGAGTGATAAATTGTTATAGAGGACAAAATAATAACCTTGTTGAAAGGTTCTTTGCTGGTTGTGTTACACCTGAAGATTTTCTTAGGGCATTAGAATGTGCGGTACCACAAACTGATATTGATGAGGTTGAGAAAAAAATATATGAAAAAGAAAAACCCAAAACAAATTTACCTGAAAAAGATCAGGAGAAAGGTTCAGTTTTATATGATCAAGTAAAGGAATGTAATGTTGCAACTGAAAATTGTATTGCAAAAAGAGTTATAAATGAACCTTCTTTTGATTTAATAAAAATTAAAGTACTTGAGTTTATAAAAAAACAATTAAATAATACTAATCCTAAAGTTTTAATAACACTTAAAGGTTTTGCAAGTACGGAAGTATTGGAAAATGATACAAAAAAGGTAGAACCAATTCCATTGGCAGATTCATTTTCTAAAGATCTGAAAGAAAAATTATTAACTTTTTTACAACAAAATTTAGATGTAAAAACATTTAAAAATATTTCACCTATAAAAATTGAAAGTGGTGTTAGTGTTAGTACAAACGATGCTAATTCATATAGAGTGGATGTACAGATGGAAAATGATACTGAAAATTCTACAGAGGCACAACCACCTGAAAAAGGCGAGACACCTGTGGAAATTGATCCAACAGAGGCAATTAATTTAATTGACAATCTAATTATTGATGAGGGACCTTATTTCGATTTTATCGACGCAAATTACCCAAACTACTTTAAAACAATATCTGAAAAGATTAGATATTTTCATGCAGGTTTTCATAGTATAACACCTGAAGGGTTAAATAGTAGATTAACATTTCTTAATCAATGTATGAGACAAGGTCCGAGTATTTATGATAAAAAAACATCTGCGGATGGGGTTGAAGTGGGAGTTCAACCACAAAACCTTTCTTTTGGTAGACCACCTATATGTATTTTAAGAATTGGTGATTTCTTCCACACTAAAGTTGCAATAAACTCATTACAAATTTCTTATGACGGACCTAAATGGGACATTAATCCTGAGGGTATAGGTGTTCAACCAATGATTGCTTCAGTACAATTAAGTATTGATTTAATAGGTGGACATTCATTAGTTGGACCAATTAATAGGTTACAAAACGCAGTATCTTTTAATTATTACGCAAATACTGAAATGTATGATGTACGTTCTGATACAATTAAAGATGGTAAAATAGTGGACGGAGTAAAATTAGGGCAACTTAAAGAAAAATTAATCGGAAAAGATAAAGTTAAAACTATATACGGTAGTTTAAAAACACAAGATACTATTAATCAAGTGAAACAAGATGAAAAAAACGCAACCACAGAACAAGTTGAATCGGATAATCCAATAGAAATCGTAATAAATGGTACTGATATAGTTGCAAAAACTAGAGGTGGTAAATTACCAAGTGAGACAAACCCAACGGATAAAGAAAATAGTGCGAACGATAAAAACGAATTAGAAGTAATAATTAAAGTAGGTAGTCAAAAAGAAGAATCGAAAGAAAATAGTGCAACTATAACCAAACCAACATCATTATTTACTAAATTGGCGACGCCAACTGAAATTGCCAACTTAGATAATAATATTACTACTAAAGAAAATGAACTAACTACTGCTAAAACAAATTTTGAAAACGATAAAAACCCAACAACTAAAAAGGCAGTAAAAACTGCAGAAAATAATTTAAAAGATGCTAAACAATACAAAGAAATTCAATTGAAAGGTAAAGAAACAAAAATAAAAGTAGAGGCATACTTTTCAAAAAATAAAGGTAAAACAAAAGTTCAGAAAGACTTTACAGTTACTGCAAATGGGATAAACTAATACTATGGGAAAAGAATATTATGACAGGTATCAAAATTTTAAGTTTGATGGTAAATATTTACCATTACCTTATATCATATTACCTACTAAAAGTAGTGATAAATCAGTTGTTTATAGTACTTTAACTACACGTTTAGATAAATTAAGTCAAAAATATTATGATAATCCATATCATGGTTGGTTAATTTTATTGGCGAATCCTCAATTTGGAGGTGTTGAAGAAAATATTACTGATAAAGAAATAATTAGAATACCATTCCCTTTGAGAGATAGTTTACAACAATATATTGATCAAGTTAATAAATATATGACATTATATGTCCAAAAACAATAAACTATGGATGTAAATAATGTTCAAGAGTTAAGCTCTAATAAGATTGGTAACGATAAAACTGGAAGTGTTTTCGTTGTCGATCCGAATCCACCAGGCATGGACATAGTTCCACCTGAAGATTTATTTATTTATGTAAAATTTTCTGCCTACCCTAGAAGTAGAACTACATATGGTGGTAATACATTAGCGGGTAAGCCTATAATTTTTGACAGTGGTGTTGAAGATGAAGTAAACTTTATATCGACTAAAATAAGTTATAATAATAATGGTAAATTAGACCCATCACTTCAAAAAAGTTATGCAACAACAGAATGGACCCAAATAGGTGGTTTAAATAATTCAGAAACCAGAAGTGCAGGAATTTTAGAAGGTTTTGGTATTAAATCTATTGACATTAAATATAACGCTAGTTTAGTACCTGTGGTAGATATAACATTTACTGATGTAAGGGGTGGTGCACTATTCGATGTAATAGAGGATGATAATAGATTATCGCCTTATAGTATATTTTTTAAAATGCCTTATCCTGTGTTTAGGTTATCAGTAAAAGGATATTTTGGTCAAAAAGTAGATTATTGTTTACACATGGTGAATTGGACATCAAACTTTGATGGAAGTACAGGTAATTTTGATATTTCTGCAAACTTTTTAGGATTCCAACAGGCTTTCCTAAATGATATGGTTATGGGTAACATAATAGGTGTTGTCAATACAGAAAGAGGGTTTGCAAATTTGAATAGAATTTTTAATGATAGGATTGCACAACCAACTGGTGGATTTGTTCAAGAATTGACATCTTCAAATTCTGAAGATAGTTTAAATATAAGAAAAATCGATGATTTTATGACAAAGATAGGTAAACTTCAAATAGAAACCGAAGTCATAAAAACAGACTCAAATAGTTTTCAATTTCTAAAAGATTTAAATGGTAAATTAAATATTTTAAAAACTTTGAAGTCATTCATCGGTGGTAGCCTACCAAAAGAAAGTAACAATAATTATAATGGTAGTACGGAAACAAACGTAACAGATTCTAAACCTTTTATACAATTAGAAAATAGAAAAGATGTTATTGAAACAACCACAATAAATGATGATGAATTAAAAAATAAAAATAATTATTTTTCTATAAGAGATTATATAGTTTTTAACTCAGTCAATCGTTCTGCATTTAAATCTTATATTTATACCCTAAGTGATATAATAAAAAAATATCAAGAATATTTGGCGTCAGACAAAAGAATAGAATATAAACCAACGAATACTGTCTCAGAAGCAAAAGAGACATATATAAAAAAAATACAAAAAGTATCTGGTGTAGAAAACAAAATGAATTCAAAGGATGAAGAATTAATAAAGTCCTTTTTCAATATAACTTCAGAAAATGCTTGGGAGGATTACATAGTATCACCAACTAAAAGTATTGATAATAAAGTTGTTTCTAAAAGATATGAAGATATTTTAGATTTATTTTATTTTAGTGGTGGTACAAATAATTTATTCCTAATTAATAGTTACGATGGAGATACTTCAGGTAAAAACAATTTTTTTAATATTGATTTATTTAAAAAATTAAAAAATGATGGGACCTTCTACTCTAAAACTATGAGTGGTAATACACAAGTTTTAGTTGCTGATTTCAGAAAACAAAGAGAACTAGTTGAATATTCAATTATAGAATTAGAAGAGATTATAAAAGAACAAAGAGAAGTCGTTCAAACAGAAATTAATAAACAAATTTTAGATAACTTCAAAAAGAAGTTTGGATTTAAACCAACAGTAAATAATTGTTTTGAGATTCTTGCCAACAATACTCAGGCAATGGTAGAAACTATATATGATATAAGTTTTGAATCGGAACAAAAAAGTAAGGTAACTAGTAGAAAATCTATTTTAAGTAGTTATGATACAGACATACCAACAGGTGTAAATAGTGCGGCTTGGCCTTCAGTATACCAAAAAAATACTGATGGTGGGTTAGAAGAGATATATATCGGTGATGTAACAGGAATTAACCCTAATGATTTTCCTGAATGGAAATTTACTGAGGAGGTATTTGATATTTTAGTTTCAAAAAGAAAAACTTTAGAGGAGGTTACAAAGTCAACTGTTTTAAAAAATGGATTAGATACCGACAATTGGTTTCCAATAAATCCTATAGATTATAAAACAAACCCTTGGTTAAAGATAAACACTTTAAATGATATTGACACAATTAAAGAAGAATTAACCCAACAATTTGTGATTAGGTCAATAATATTAGATAATTATTCACTTTTTAATAAAACAACTGGACTAAGTTCAATAGATGATTATTCTAAGTTAGAGGCAATTGCCGCTAATAAGACAATATACTCTAAAAACGTTAGAGAAATTATTGCAAATTTATTGGATGAAATGGATAGAAACAGTAGTGTCTATGAAACCACTAATTATTTTGTAAATAATGTGATAAATAATAATGGGGATTTAATACTTAAGGAAGACGTAACTTTGCCAAAAATAGATGGTTTTAATATAAGTGGTACTTATAACTCAAACGCTGAATATGTATTATTCGATGAAAATGATATAATTAATAACTCTAAAAAATTAATAAAAGAAATAAAAGAAGATGCATTATACGGTGCATTAACGGATCCAAATGCGGGTAACGCAATTAATGTTGTCGAAAAAGGACCTTTATTCTATAAAAACTTTTATGCGTCATCAAACAATCTTACAACTTACAATTCTTTCAATGTTTGGGACGTTGACGTATGTAAAAATATTTTAAAATCTAGTAAGGATGAAATTTTAGGTAATCTATCTAATACAAAAATAGATGATTTCAACCCATCTGGAGGTACATATAATAGTAAATATATAAATATAAGTAATTTTAAAAGTAAAACTGCGATAGCGTTTGAGGATTTGATTACAGAAAGTGACTTATATAAAAATCAACAAAGTAATTATAGTAGGGCATACCTTTTATTATCTACATTCCCATTCAGAGATTTTAAAGAAGGGTTTTTAAGTTCAGTATTTAAAGGTAATATCTTTAACGGTGCTAGAATAGTTAATATACCAAAATTATATATCTATTTTATTGGTAGTATATTGTGGAGATATGAAGAATCAATAGATCCCTTAAAATTTGTTAATATTAATGGTAAGGATTACTCAGAATTCTCAACACCAAAAGACGAATATTTATCTAAAATTGGGTATAATAGTAATAAAAAATCTATAGAAGAAAATTTAAAGGCATTACCAATATCGACTAAAAACAAATTAATAAGTTTATTTAAAAATTGGGTAGATAATCAAAATTTTAATAACACATTTAATGGATTATTTGAAAAAAATATATCTACATATGTATCATCTTTAAATGTGGTAAATGCAAGTACCAATGACATAGGTACTGCAAAAAGTTCTGTACTTAACACACTTAAAGACACAACTAATATGATTATATTAAATCCTAATATTTTTAACGATAAGTATGAAAAGTTAGGGTTAAAAATAAAAAATTCAGATCTTAAATCATATATAAAAAATTTCAAAGACACATTCAAAAAAGAAGAACTTGGGAATGAAAAAGGTGCAAACAACGACGCAGAACAAGTTAAACAAAGTGAAAATAAAAGCACATCAAAAATAAAATTACAATTATATAACTATTTTAAAAACATAAATAGTAAATGGGTTGGTTCAGATAAAAAATCGTTTAATATTTGTGGTGGATCAGATAGTAAGTTTTTAATTGAATATTTTAAATTTATTGATAGAGGTTGGAGAGATATCGGAGGAGAAGCGACTTTTAATCTTAAAAGTTTTTTAACTTTAGGTAGTAATTTAGATACTAGTGTATACTTTTTTATGTCTAAATTATTAAGAGATAGTAATTTCTTATTTCAGATTTTACCGACATACATAAATTATAAAAGTAGGACTGAGGTTGCTAAAATATTTAAACCACAAACTATTTTAGAGGATAATGAATCTACAGGACCAATATTTTGTTGTATCTATATAGGTGGTGCTTCAGAAGTTTTAGATATAAAAGAAAGGAATAATAACCTTTTTGCTAATGATGGATACAGTTTTAAGGATGGTAAATTACCGCCAGATATGTTGGAAAACGGTGATAGTTCTTTAGTGGCTTTTAGAGTGGCTTTTGGTGCACAAAATCAAACAATATTTAAAAATGTCTCACTTAGTCAACAAGAACATAGAGAAACAGGTGAATATTTTAAAGCCTTATCAGATTTAGTTGATAAAAGAGGTGGAACGCAGAAAACTTATGTTGGTACGGATTTATTAAGGTTATTTAAAACTAGATCTTACACATGTAAAATAGACTCTTTAGGATGTATGAATATACAACCATTAATGTATTTTGATTTACAGAATGTACCATTTTTTAACGGTGCATATCTTATAACTAGTGTAAGTCACAACATTACACCAAATCAAATGACCACAAATTTTGAGGGTGTTAGACAATCTAAATTCATATCACCACCGACAAAAGAAATAACTGCAGATTTAGATATTGATTTGAATGAGATTAGTGATGTTCCTAAAATAGAATTTACTAATTTAACTACGATATCTGGTGTTGGTGTTAGGGAAGATATTACACCTGACGATTTATTTGACTTTGAAACTAATTTTGGTGGGGCATCAGGTTTAAGTAATTTCAGAAATTTAGGTGTAACAAAATATACGGACACAGAATTAACTTCTTTAATCGGTTCACTAACTCAAGAATTTAAAGATAATAATATTATTACTAATACACAAGTGACAATGTTATTATCGGCAATGTTATCAAACTCAGAAAATTTTATTAATTTAGAAATGCCATGGGATGATCCTAAAAAAGAAGAACACGTGGTTAGATTTCCTGATAGTGACCCAATTGCATCGGGACAAACTAGATATTATAATAGTATCCCTGGTAAAGGTATATTGGCATCAACACCTACAACAACTAGTGGTTCATCCGAAAATAAGGCATACGAACTTCCAGGTACTCCACAAGAAATGTTAAACGAATATCAGACAAACAATAATATTGAACGTAGAAAAAAAGAAATTAATAAAGAATTACAGTCATTAGACAAAAATAATGTTACAGATAAGGTTCAGATTGAAAAATTGGAATCTGAATTGAAAAAATTAGAAAAATTAGATTCTGAACAACTGACAACCACCAAATACTATAATATTTTTGAAGGAGATGCATACAGATTTAGACCAAGAGGTTTCCTTTATATAATTGGTAGGAAACAATATTATGAAATATATGATGCGTTTAATAAAAGTGGTGAAGTTGCAATAATAAGTCCTTACGAAATATCTAAAACAGTCAATGGTGCGATACAAGGATCAATCGCCCAATGGAAAAACTATAAAGGAAATGGGAGTAATCCTCCATATTTTTATACATCCCAAAAAGGTAATGGTACATTGTCGACATATAAAAAATGTTTAGATATTACATTACAGTATAAACCACCATTAATAGATAAATCAATAGATACATTCCAAAATGTACTCACAATTTTTGTTGGCAAAGATAAACAACCACTAATAGATTACTTTAAACCAGCCTAAAACTTAACTTTTTAAAAAAAAATCACTATATTTGTAATATGGATATAGGGAATATTATTTCAAAGACAAAAATTGAAATTGAAAATTTTAAAATTTGTGAAAGTTTAGAATGTATTAATGAAGAGTTACCCACATTGATAATTGGTAGGAAATTATCTAAAGAACTATTGGGAGAAGGTATTTCCATAATACATAAAAAAGTAAGTAATAAGTTATTTTGGACTTTTGATAAAACAGAAAGAAAATCTGAATTTGAAAGTGATATTGAACAATTTAAAGAATATTGTTTTGAATCTTTCGGTAGTAATATACCATATGTCTATTTAGATATCCTTTATAATAGTAGAAAAATAAATTACAGGATAATAAAAAAAATATTATCACTTAAATCACCAATTGTTTATTTTTCTGAAAACGATATGGTATACATATATGGTGAAAATATAATATTTGGGGTAGATTTAAATGTTTTAAATTATTTTCAAGGTAAAAAAGAAAAAATTGTCGAAAGGATAAAAAGATTAAATGGTAATACTTTGATAGATTATACGATATTTAATAAATGTAGGGATTTAATATATAAATTAAAAAATAAAAACAGATTTGTCCCTTACATTTATGGAAATGGAAATGGAATCGAGCGGTAAAAATATAACATTAGCATCTTTTGTATATCAAGATAAAATAGAAAGTTTTAAGAATTATTTATATAAAAGATTTGGAATAAAAGAAAAAAACATATTTCAATATAATTTTGAAGAAGTTAATAAAAAAATTTTAACTTTTTTAGTTAAAGTTGAAGAAGGTCAAAAAGTAGAAACCTCTTCATTCTTCCCATCAACAATAATTGTTCATAAAAAAGGTGAGTGTTTTTATACTATTAATGCATTAAATAAATTAATAGAGAAAATCAGTGAACACGAAGTTGGTAACATAGACTATAAAAATGTAAAAATAAATTGGGACGAATATCAAAATAAAATGATAATCGTAAAAAACGATGAATTAAAAATTATCGACATAAATAAACATTTTTCCTAATATCATAATATTTATATAATAAAAGTATTATGGAAACAAATAGAGATACTAAAAAAAACGAAAATTTAGAAAAATCACTTAATGATTTTTTAAACGATAATACCACCAAAAATGAAGAGTGTGTTGGTGAAGAATGTCTTATTAACGATGGAAAAGAAATAGTGGAAAGAGTGAATAAGATATATAAAACTAATGACGGCAGACAACTATTAATGTAATATGAACAAAAAAGTACTTTCCGAGGAATTAAAAAGATATAGACAATTATTAGAGTACACATTTTATGTACCTGAAAATGAAAAAGATGAAAATGGTAATCTACTTACAGATGATCAATACATTACTGAACAAGATCCTGCAGGTGATGCTGGTGACGACCCATTTATGTCAGTAGGTGGTGATGAAACTGCCCCAGAAGCAGGAGCGGAAACTGCACCTGAGGCTGGTGCGGAGAAAACTGAAACTGATCCATTGGCGGATGATGCGGAAGTAGAAGATGTAGATGCGGATGAACCTGCTGCTGAGACTCCTGAGACTAGTACTGGAACTGATGATAGTTCTGTTGAAATAGATGTGACAGATATTGTTGATAAAACCGAAGAAACTAAATCTTCTGTAGAAGGTATGAGTACTAAAATGGATGAACTGTTGACTAAATTATCTGATTTAGAAAATCAAGTTTCTGGTATGGACAATGTAATCAATAAAATTGATGATTTGGAAAGGGAAATTGAGAAAAGAAATCCAACACCTGTCGAAAGATTAGAAATGAGATCTATGGATTCGTTCCCTTATAGTATTAAGTTAACTGATTTTTGGAAAGATAAAGAAGGATACGAACCAACAGAGGAAGAAGAAGAATTTGTTCTTAAACAAAGCGATGTTGACAACTATAATGAAAAGGACATAAGAAAATCTTTTTCATTTAGTAAAACAGAAGAAAATGACTAAAAACCCCGTTTTTTATTGACTTTTTGATATTTCGTTAGTATAATTGTATATAATTTAAAATTTTTATACAATGAGTAATACTTTAGATGCAATTCTGTCTCAGTACGAAAAAAACACTGAGCCAGCGAAAAGTGGTAAAAAACTCTCTAACGAAGACCGACTGAAAAAGTACTTCAGTGAGAAACTACCTAAAGGGGTAAAATCCCACACAAAAACATTCCGAATCTTACCTAAGAAAGACGGTAGTTCTCCATTCACGGAGGTTTACTATCACGAAAAATTAGTTAATGGTAATTGGGATAAAATTTATTGTAACCATTTAAACGATGGTGAACACTGTCCACTATGTGAGGCTAAAGATGCCTTATATGAAGATGGTTCAGAAAAGGCTAAGAAATTAGCGAAAGACTTCATACCTAGAAAATTCTATGTAGTTAAAGGTATCGACAGAGAGAATGAAGATCACGGAGTTAAATTTTGGAGATTTAAACACAAATATACTGGTGACGGTATTATGGATAAAATCATTCCTTTATTTAAAGTAAAAGGTGATATTACTGATCCTAGAGAAGGTAGAGATATTATCATCACTACAGGTAGAAACGACAAAAATTTTAGTGTTGTTAATTCTATTATGGCAGATGATTCATCTATCCTAACTAAAGACAAAGAAAAGGCTAATGATTGGTTTAATAATGATGAAACACATAGAGATGTTTATTCTAAAAAGACACAAGAATACTTAGATATTGTCGCAACTAACAAAACACCTATTTGGGATTCAGAACAGAAGAAGTTTGTTGCTGAAGAAGACAAAGAAGAAAAAGAAACTGCGTCTTTAACAGAAGAAATTAATTTTATGAGAACTGAAACAACAAAATCCTTTGAACAGGACTTCAGTGATGATGAAACAGATTCTTTTGATGTTGAATCAACGTCTTTAGATGGTGATGATGATGAATTACCGTTTTAATATATATTATGGCGAAACAACCACTTAAGAAAAAAGCATCTGATTTTTCGTCTATAAGAAAGAAGTTTTCCTCTAGTGAGAAGTACAAAGAACAAAGGTACTTCGATCTAGGGGAAGCCTTTCAAAAGGCGACTGGATTACCAGGACCCGCTATGGGTCAGATTAATATGCTTCTAGGTCATTCTGACACTGGAAAAACAACTGCACTTTTACAAACTGCGGTAGACGCACAAAAGAAAAATATCTTACCTGTTTTCATTATTACAGAACAAAAATTTAGTTTCGAACACGCCAAACAAATGGGTTTAGAAACTGAGTATATTGAAGAAGTTGATGAATCAACAGGAGAAGTTTCTGCGTATTGGGACGGATTCTTACTATATAAATTAGGTTTTGATTATATAGAACAAGCATTTGATTATGTTACCGAAGTATTGGATGCTCAAAAGAACGGTGAAATACCATATGATATAGTATTTTTATGGGATTCTATTGGTACAATACCTTGTCAAATGAGTTTTGATGGAAAAGGAGGAAACCAACACACTGCGAGAGTAATATCTGAAAAATGGGGTATGGGATTGGCACAAAGAATAACATCCTCTAGAAAAGAGAGTTATCCACATACCAACACAATGGTATTTGTAAACCAACCTTGGGTAGCATTACCTGATAATCCATTTGGACAACCAACAATTGCACCTAAAGGGGGTAATTCTATTTACCTATCATGTGCATTAGTATTTTTGTTTGGAAATCAAAAGAGTTCTGGAGTATCTAAACTTTCTGCAACTAATAAGGGTAGAAAAGTTAATTTTGCAATTAGAACTAAAGTGGGTATCCATAAGAACCATATGAATGGTTTAGGTTACGCAGATAACAAAATACTTGCAACCACACACGGTTTCATTGAAGATGATAAAAAAGACATTGATAAATACAAA